TTGGGCTTTGTTGTAAATAAAAATGTTTTTTAAAGATTTCGTATCTGTGAAAAGGCAAAAAATAAAAAGGGGTGCGCCATAGACTTATGACACACCCTCTTTTTGATAGTTGTAAAATTCTAAATTCCAAATAAATTTTATTTTTAACAAAAAGATAAAAATCGTATTTTAAAAATTGAAGATGTTGGAGCGATGTTATCCGAGAGAAGTACCAGATGCATTCTCTGGTTCCTTTTTTGGTGTTGCCCAGCGTATGTAATCAGCCATGCTGTCATCCATGCGCTGCTGCTCACTCTTCGGATTCTCCTTCTTTTCCTTTCCCCAAAGGCGTCTGGCAATATCATCCAAACACCACTGCCAATCGTCTCGAAGAGTGATGACCTTGGAACTTGGCATGATGGTGACATCTGCCTTTGGTGGGTCAACATGTTTGGTGTTGCCATCCTTATCGGTCTCCTCCTTGGTACTGAGAGAGGCGAAAGGCACGTTATTGTCGTTAAGGAACTTCTCCACATCCTCCTTCTTGTTGTCGCAGAGAAGAATGCAGACGGAAACCTTATTTTTCTTCAAAGTGGTGAGGGCTTCTTTCGCCTTGCCTACCATGGAGAGGTTGCCTTTATCATCTTTAGTAATGACGCAAGCTTCATGTACATTGATTGATTTACCCATGATTTAAAACGTTTTAAATTGAAACGGAACAAAAATAAGGAGAAAATATGAAAAAGTAATGTTAAGTTGCGCAACTTATCACTAATAAGCGAAAAAAATGCGGTATTTTTGGCGAAAAATTAAGAATTATGGTTGACAATCATGTAATAAATGACATATCGAACTATGCAGAGCCAGGACCAGACTCACTTGAAGGAGTGAGTCGGGAGCGGTTTACGCAGAGCGAAAGCAATCTTCTGTTGCTGCAATGGGCTTGCCAATACTTCTATGATGGTGCAGAACTGAGAAAGAAGTGGAAGCGAGCGCAAGACTTCGTGATGGGAAGACAGTTGGAAGAGCTGATAGAATGGAACGGAAGAAAGATTACCATTCGGCAGTATATGGAACTGAAAGGTATGCCAATACTGGAATACGATGTAATCGGAGACAAACTTCTTTCGCTCGTAGGTCTTGTGCGCCAGCAGCGCAGTACTGCTACATGTAGTGCCGTGGATCCAAACGAGGAAGACTATATCAGTTTCTTCAACGAATATCTTCGTCAGAACGACAACTTGAACGACAGGCAAGAGTTAGATGCGAGAATGTTCTATGCCTTCTGTGTCTTCGCCTTTGTGGGCATGAAAACCTATTATGGCAGAAGGGATGGCAAGAATGGTATCTTTGACTATTCTGTAGACATCTTTAAGCTAGCTTTACCACCTTTCTTTAAGTATGACCTGAGCGATGTGGAATTTATTGCTGAGGCTCATGATTTGACTTGGCGAGAGATTATCGCTACCTTTACAAATGGAAGCAAGGAAGAGGCTAATAAACTCAGTGAGATCTATCTACAGACGCAGCACCATTTTGCGCCCGAACAGACTTATCACCCGACTGGTGAAGCCCAGTATGCCGGAATAGATGATTTCACCCATTCTTCAGTAGTAGGCAAGTACCGGGTATTGGAAATCTGGACAAAAGAAACCAGGCCAGCCATCTGGGTGCATGACTGGGAGAGTGGAGATTGCGGCTATGCTTCTCCTGACCAGCGAGCCTTCTATGAGGAAAAGAAGCGCAAGATAGAGGAATCCAACATCATGAAAGATGAGAATGGCCTACCTGTGCTCGATGAGAATGGTGAGCCTATCTACTATGTAGACCCTTCTGAACTTAAGACCATCGAGATTAAGGATGAGGCTGAGACCTACTGGTTCAGAAGATACCTTACCCCGAATGGCTATCTGCTGGATGCCAGGGAATCGCCCTACTATGTGCTGAGAGACGGTTTCAGAACTTCCATCATGCCATATACCTTCGTGACTTATCCTTGCCTGAATGGCGAAGTAAGAAGTTTTACGATGCGAGCCGAAAACAACCAGCGCACCTTGAACCATTATATGATGATGATCAACTTCATTGTAGCCAATGGTGCCAAGGGAACGATGCTTGTTGACGAGAACGCATTGAGCGAGAAACAGAGCATTGATGAAATGCAGGTGAACTATACCAAAACGGATAGTATCATCTTGTGGAACTCGAAGAACGGAGGTAAACCACCTCAGACATTGGTCAACAAGAGTATTCCGGCAGGTGTTGACTTCATGGTGAACTTTGCCAAGACGATGGCAAGCGAGGGAACTGGTGTACAGGGTGCTCTTCAAGGACAGCACCGGAATACCAGCGGTAAGCAATATCAGTTGGAAAGAGAATCATCATCTACCACAATACAGGACTTTGTTGAGAGTTTCAACAACTTTAAGGTACGTGTGGCCAAGAAGAAACTTTACTTGATACAGGAATTTTGTACCGATGCTGACAGCGTGAAACTGACAGGTGATGAATTTGAAATTCACTTCAATTCAGAGACCATGAGGGATATGGATTTAGATGTTTCTATCGACTTGGATGCATACAGCCCACTTATCAGAGCTGCCAACAACGATATGGCTTGGAACTTCATGACCAGCGGTAAGATGGATCCATATACGATGCTTACGGTAGGGCAATTCCCTGGTACGAGCAGAATGAAGAAGTACTTCAAGGAACAGTTGGAGAAGCTACAAGCCATGCAAGCGCAGCAGCAAGCGAATGGCGAAATTCCTACAGCAGGAGTTGAACAACAGCAGACTGGTACGCCTGCAGCACATCTGAAAGATGTAAACGATGGAGCAAATGATTTGGCAGCTCTTCCTTCGGCAGCTATGTAGAAAAGAAGTTCTTAGGTAATTCATAATATTGAACGAAATGTTGTTCAGTTCTTAGATTAGATTATTTTATAGGTGTTTAGTTTTTAAGGTAATTTGATTGTGAAGAGGAAGCCGTGATGGTCTCCTCTTCTTTTTGTTTAGTCAATACCATGTTTCTTCTTGTATATGCGTAACTTAAACATTGGGGTAGAAACTCGGTACATGTAGTATTCTTGCCATTGTTTCAACTTCTTGGCTCTTACCTTGTTGTCGGCATCGCAGCCGATGGCTCCCCACTTGGAAGGAGTGTAGTAGTAGGAGGCAGCCTTGATGTCTTCTACGTTCTTGAAGTAGCGTGTTGCCTTCCACTTGCCCATCTGGACTAATCTTCGATATGCGAGCATATTCTTTCTGTTAGGATCGTAGGTCATGATCGCAAAATCTTTATGTGACTGGTCGTAGAGCATGTAGAAGCGAGGTGCGCCACATTCTTTATACTTGGCAATGGTTGCCTTGACTCCTTTTTGCCACATGCGTGTGGCACGGAAGAGTTCGATACGAGTGACGATAGGCTGGTAGATGGCTATGAGCATCTTACGCAGCAGGTTTGAATAACTTTGTTTCATTTTTCTTTTTACTTTTAATTATTAACTTATATGGACAGGCGATAGAATCGCCTGAAACGGTGACTATACAGGGGACGTATCATGCTGCTGGATAGATAGAGGTTAGCTGCCACCACCTATTCCGGCCAAATCAGCTACTACTGGTGGGCGGTTGCGGAGGCGTTCACGTTCTATCTCTGCCTTTGAACGGAATGGAACGATTTCCGGTGCTGGCATATCCTTTTCCACGTAGAGGGCAATGGCTCGCGCCATGACACGGTCATCATGCTTTCCGGCTATGGCTCCATAGCAATCGTTCTGCTTGTAATAGAGGAAATAGGTACATTCGTCTATTGCCGCAAGTTCTCGTTCCATATAGCCACCATCACGGATGATGCGGGCCATGGTCTTCACTACTGCCACCTTTGTATTCTTGTTGGTGTTGAATCCCCATTTCATTTCGATATTCTTCACCTTTTTCAGTTTGGACTGTGATGCGCTATAGAGGTTATCGTATAGAGGCAGGAGGATAGGGAAGAACAGCTCAGACTGGTTGCCCTCAGTATTGTTCATGCGCGAGTAGGCGGTATTGTTCTCAATGACCAGATAAGCATCATTATAGAAATGGGCTAACTGGGCACAGCGCATGGCTAACTGATCGGCATCGCAGTGGCCATGCCATTCAGCTACGATTTCCGGTACACCACCATAGATTTCATCATAGCGGTCGAGGACTACAATATCTGAGAAGTCGGAGGTTTTATGAGAACCACCAATATCGCAGGCTACGATATACCGATGTCTGACAATCTCGGAGTTGTCTGGCCCAGCCCACACCTTCAATGGTCCACCGGAACGCTCCACGAAGCGGATATTGTTCATACAAGCATCATCGGCAGCATCGTAGGAGTCACCTTCAATGTCACCCACCATGATAGGCTCAATACCCTTGCAGTCCTCTTCCATTTCCTTCAACTTGTATGGGTCGAAGACTGTAGTACCTGAGAAGAGGAAGGCTTCTACATCATCAGAAGGGAACTCCTGACGCATATCGTCAAGAGTCTCATACTCCTTGGACTTCTCAATATACCAATGGATGCCCTCTAAAGATGCGCCTTTACATTCGTAGAGCCACCAATAGTACTTACCATGACCTTGCTCGTCATTGCGATTTTTCCACAGCCAGATGGCGAAATCGGCACGTTCATCCTCGGAAGCAAATGGCAATATATATTTTTCAATTTCGAACCATGCTACGAAGACAGGAGTAAATGCTGACAGAGGTTTTCCGTCTTTGTCTACTGAGTTTGCGGCTACCCAGGCATCGTGGAACTCGTTTTCTCGTCCGTTAGGCGTTGACTCTCTGACGATGAATGTTAAAGGATCTGGCTGAATAGATGATGATGCAGCCTTGATCACCTTAGCCGGAGTCCACTCTGTGGTGTTAGGGAAGAAGGCTTCCTCTGTGATATGAGCAAGGGCAGCATCACCGGAACGACAGGACTCAGGGTTACGAGCCGAACCAGTCTGAATCTTGCAGGAACGAGGGATGAGGTACTTGATGTTCTGAATGGTGCCAGAAGTCTTCAACTTGCGAGTATCAGGCTTGAATGGTTGACCGATGTCGTAGAAGAGCCATGTAGGAATGGCATTAATTAGCTTCTCGTACATATCGAATACCTGTGTGGCAGATGAAGATTGGTGTCCAACGATATTACTATTCCAGTTTGTCTTCCAGAAGATCTGTAACCATGCCATGTAGATGTCGGTGAGGGTAGAACCACCCCATTGGCGGCACTTCAAGAGAATGACACGGATATAGTGGTACTGACTGTGTAGGCGTAACTGTTCGAAGACCTTGGCTAGCTTGATCTGGGCATTACGAAGAAGAAAAGGTATATCATCGCCACCATCTTTGTTTTTGATTCGGGCATAGGCGTAGGCGAAGAAATAGAAATCATGCTTACAGCGGAGACGGATGAGATAACGGAAGACAGCATCGCGTGCCTTCTCTTGGTCGAGGTCGGGCATGTACTTCTCGCAGAAGGCAGAGATAGAACCGCACTTGATGATGGCGCAGAACTTCTTTTCCTTCAACATTTCCACTGGGAGCCAGAGTTTCTTTCCATTCAAGAAATCTATGATGACGCATTCGAATCGAAGTCCAGGGGCATTCTCTCCAGTAATGGGACGATAACTAGCGAGGAGACTTTTGAGTCTTCTCTTATCTTCTTCAAGAATCTCTTTGAGCTTCTTATCAGAAATCTGCTGCTGAGGTCGAACCTTTAAGGAGGATTTTGCTACTGGCATTCGTTATATATAATTAAGTGTAGAATGTCAAATGTTAAGTGTGTTGGCATGTCGGATAAATCTCTCTGCCTTAGCATAAATGAAACCTAAACAGAATAGGACTATGTGGAAGATACCAGCTATGTAAGGGAGAAGGAAACCTATAGCCATACCGAGCATCATCTGCCAGAAGTAGATGCGGTGATACCGATAATACCATTGCGCAGAGAATCCCATGAAGAAAGAAATCAATACGGATGCACCCAATACAGGTAATGCCGGATAGTATATGAACGACAACAACACGGAGCAGAGCCAGGCAGCCAGTAGGCGATGGAAGCGGAACTGATGATGAATCATCAATATGCACCAGCCGTTGATACCCCAGTGTATAAAGTTGGCATGACCGAACATATAGGCGAAATGGGTGTATAATGGCGATGATGGAGACACAGCCAGCGAGGCATGAAGCGGAATGATGAAAGCCATCAGGAGGATGATGAGAAGTGTAATATATAATGTACGCATAATGGAAGTGATTTATCGAGTTATGAATGATGTTTTCTTATTGCGGAAATAATTGTTTATTTTCATCTGTATGTAGCGTGGAGCCATACCCAAATTGGGCGCAGGAAGATTCAGGCATTCATACACAAGATTTTTGATGTTGTATTCCTTGTATTGATCCATTTGCCGGAGACGCAAGAAATCCTGATAGAAATCTTCAAAGAGTTTTTCTTTCATGGCTTGGTATTTGCCGAATTTAGGCTTATCCCCCTTGATGCGTTTACATACATACCGATAGGCTGTGCTATCGGCAAGATAATAGCAAGATGCAGGCATCTTGGAGATGTAATCGCATATCTTAGCCATGGTGGTAGGATATTCTACCATCCTCTTGGCCTTACGAAAGAGCAGATACATTTCTTGGTCTCTTTTAAGGTAAATTTCGGATATGGAATTTAGATGTTTCATACCAGCAAAATTAATTCATCAAGATGCAGAACTTATCACAAAGTAATGCGAAATTTTCCTTAATTTAGCACACAAATATTAAAAATGAATATTTATGGCAAAAGAAACTATTGATAATCAGAAAGTTAAGTCAAAGCGAGATTCTTTCAGAGAGCGTCTTGCTCAGCGTTATCCGGACTTGAATATGGACGATGATGAGGCTGTTTATGGTCAACTTTCGACCGATTACGACCAGTATGACCAGAATAAGCAGAAAATGGATGACTTCAACAAAATGTTGCAGGACAACCCTCATGCTCCAAGTCTGGTGACAGGTCTTGTGACCAAGAAAAATGCCGATGGCAGCGACTTCAATTTTATCGATTTCATGATTGATGAAATGGGGCAGGACTATATTGATGCCATCAATGGTGACGAGAAGGCTAAGGCTCGTTTGAAGGCTAGTGAAAAAGAAAAACTTGAAGCCAGCGAGAAACTAGCAAAGGACAATGAGCAACTTGCTGCCAATATGGAGCAGGAAGATGCCGAACTTGACGCTGCTATTAAAGAAGCGAAATTGAAGCCTGAGGCGATTACCGATTTGATAGAATGGCTTTACAAGCGTAGCGATGATGGCGAGGATCACGATGATGATGGTTTCATATGGCGTGCAGCTCGGTATGGCTTGAAGAAGGAAGACTTCTTGCGCCTCTTTCAAATCAAGGACTTCGACAAGGCTGTGGCTGATGCCGAGGAGCGAGGCTACAAGCGTGGAAAAAACGAGAAGATCGACCAGCAGAAACAACTGCATGATGGCAAGCAGGGCGGCAAGAAGAACATCAACATCGATGGAGGCGGTGGCGCACCTTCACTTCCAAAGGAAAAGAGTCGCACAGAACAGGTGTACAGCAAGATGATTGGAATGTAGAATTAGAAATTTATAATTAATATTTTTAAATGTATAGATTATGAAACAGTTTAAGAAATGGTTTGGTTTCATGATGGCGATGCTCGTCATGATTCTTAGTGGTGGAAGCTCTTATGCAATGGCTGAAAATCCTCCTGCTGTTCCACCTGGTGAAGGTGGTGGTGGCCCAACTGGTCCTGTAGATGGTCCTGGTGGTGGTGGTACTGGTCCTAAATGGGCAGCTGCTAGTCAGGAGCAGCAGGAAAAAATGGGAAATTGGGACTACTATGTAGCACATGTTAACCCAACCGTGGTAGAAATGAAATTGGAGAGTTGCCCTATTGATCAGATACTTCGAGCTTCGAAACGAATGACTCCTGTTGACAGCAACCGCATCGAGTATTATTCCATTGGTCAGCGACCAATCAAAACCAAACTAACTGAGAAACTTGCTAAAACTACAAATGGTGGCTCAGTGACATTTAAGGTAGAAAATCCTACTGTGTTTGGTATTGGTGACATTATTATGGTTAACGACATGTTGGGTTTTGATGATAATGGTACCGACAGAAGCAAGATGATTCCTCTGCAGTTGCGAGTTACGTCTGTTGACAACGATGGTAATCCAACCTGTTATGCACTGAATGGCAAAAAGAATGTATCACGTGGTAACAGAGATATACCGGAGGATATTGCTACAGGAACAGTAGTGATGCGACTTGGTAGAGCCGCTGGAGAAAAGGAGGTTGAAACAGGTAGTTACTATTCTATGCCTGACAAGAGCTTCCAGTATTGCCAGCGATTCATCATGCAGGTAGAGGAATCTCTTATTGACCGTATGATGAAGACCCAGGTTCAGTGGGACTTCACCAGACAGGAGAAAATGGCGATGGATGATATGCGTCAGGGCCAGGAGTTGAGTGGTCTCTTTGGCTATCGTTCTCAGTCGAATGGTGGAAAGGATGTCGGTATGGTATACACTATGGGCGGCATCTTCTGGGAAGCTGGAAAGGATTTGCAGATAGGTCACTGGGAGCCAAAGATGCAAAGGAACGATAAAGGCGATCTTGTTCCTGTAACAACGAAGGTAAAGGTTACAAACTCTGATGGTGCATCTGAGGTTGTGAAGCAGGTATACGAGTATGTAATCAGCGAGAAAGAATTGACTCAGTTTATTGCTGCTATGTTGAAGGGTGCAGGTAACTCCAGCCGTACCAAACTTCTCTTTGTTGACAACTTGATTTATCAGGCATTTGCTAACCTTCGTTCTAATAAACGTATCATTACCCAGACAGAAAAGGATTATCAGGGTTGGAAACTAGATTTCGAGAAGTTCGAGAGTATGGGTACTAAGATTCTGATTTACCGTCACGATGCTTTTAACTCCTGGGGTATGGATGGTAGAGCTTTCTGCCTGGATTCTCGTTATCTGGATAAGTATGTATTCGGCACATGGACCAGAAATGAGTTTAACGCTAAGGATCTCTTGATTCGTAACACAGCAGGTGTTGTTATGGAGGAGTATAGCTGCTGGGTACTGACCTTCCCTGATGCTCATGCGCGTGTAGCCCGACCAGTCTTCACTGGTGATGGTGTTACAGATGAGGAGATTCGGGAGGCAGCGTAATCATCGTATAGGAAACTGATAGTTTTCTACATATATCAATCTTGGGGATAGTTGAGGCTAATGCAGTCTCACTATCCCTTCTCACCATAAACACAAATAGATATGTATAGATTTGTAGCTAAAAGCATGCTCATTTTTGTGGTGACTCTGCCGAGCGGACTGATCAAGAACATTGAGTTTGAGCGGTGTGGCAACGATGCCTATTCGTACATTACGGATAACAAGCAGGTGGCAGAATGCATCAGGAAACATCCTCTAACGAAGTCAGGCCGTATCATTGATGAGAGCCAGCCGGAAGAGGAGCAGGTTCAACAACAAGAAGAGCAGGTGAAGGACGAGAATGCCCTTCATTTCGAGAATATCACCAAGGCAAAGAATTATCTCCAGAAGACTTATAAGGTAGATGTAAGAAAACTGAAATCACCTCAGAGTGTGAAGGAGAAGGCTAAAGAGTTGGGTGTGGTGATTGAGTTTTAGTTTATAATTTTTAGTTAATAGGTTTCTTGCTTATGGAAGTTCTTATGAGTGACCTTGTGAAGGAAATGCGCATAGCTATGGACGAAGTGATCCATGATGAGGTGAATGACATCATTACAGATGATTCGGACACGGAAATGAAGCAAGCCATTGAAACGGCAGCTCAACAGATTCTGCTGCAAGCACCAGCGCAAATGATTCTCCCCAAAAGGGTGAGCGTTTCGCTGAACGAAAGAGGCAAGCAGGATTATGATGCCATCCAAACACAGTTTACAGATGGTCATGGATGCCTGACAATTCCTGAAGATTGGCTGAGACTGGTAGAACTGAAACTAAAAAGTTGGCAAAGCACGCTGACTATGCTGATGGAACCGGGTAGCAAGGAGGCTCAGATGCAAGCCTCCCGGTGGACCAGGGGAACGCCCCAGAAACCAAAGGGCATGATTTCCACATCGCCAACTACAGGAAAGCGAGTGCTGATGTACTGGACTGCCGGAAGGTATGATGCCAACCATGCACCTGTTGGAGCAGTATATGATCATGAGGTTGAACTGTTCACGTATATCCCTTATCAAAAGTTAGAGAATGTGTATTCTACTGATACTGGGCATGAAAAGGAAGTGACCGATCAGAAGATCATCCTTTCCCTGACAGATGAATGCAAGAAATATCTTATCTATCGTGCCATCAGCATCTTCCTGGTAAGTAAGAAGGAAAGCGATTTGGCAGAAAAGTATAACCAATTATCTCAAATATAATATTTTATGGCTATCGATATTAATAAAGAAGATCCTCATTACAAGGGAGAATATGGCAGCATCTATGAGGTGAACCGAAATTTCCCTACTGGTGGTGTGGCCGGTGACTTTGTCGTGATAGACGGTTGGTCTCACTACTGGAATGCTGACAGAGGAACTTGGTGTGTAAATGCCAAGAGGGATAGCTATTGGGACGAGTTGATAACAAATATCATAGAAAAGTTTAAGCTCGTAAAATGTGCTACGTATATGGGCGTGGCTAATCTTGGCACTGTGCCAGCTAAGGCTATCGATGCCAAGATGTATTATTTTGCGACCGTAGCTGGTACGTATAAAAACTTTGATAATCTCGTAGTTCCTCAGGGCATCAATGTACTCTATTCTGAGAATGGCAGCAGCTGGGTAAACACAACCTTGCTGGAAGTGGCTCAGGAGTTGGGCGTGAGCACCAATAAGGTTGTAAGCCAGAAGACCATGAATGATGCATTGGCTAAGAAGTTCGACAAGGAGAGTGTTGTCCAGGAATCAGGAGAAGCTGAGGATAAGGTGATGAGTCAGAAGGCTGTTAGTGACAAACTCCGCGACTTATCATCTACTATCAACGAAATCAAGGAGAAAGCTAGCAATGCTTCTACTGATGCAAGCAATGCGTTGACCAAGGCAGAGACAGCTGGCAAGGCATCTGCTACCAATAAGAAGAACTTAGACAGTGCGGTAGAACGTATTGGTACGCTGGAAGATAATGTGAATACAATCACCACCAATATGCCTAAAATGGTTTGTATGACAGAGACAGCATACGAAGCTTTGGAAACGAAAGACCCAGACACTTACTATATGCTTACGGAGGAATAGCCTATGATCAAGTTAGGAACTAAAGACATCTCTGCTATCAGGTTAGGAAATAATGTGATTTCGGCAGTTTGTAAGGGAAGTGTTCTTATTTGGCAAGCTATCAGAAGCTGCTTTGGCAGTGGATGGTGGGTAAATGAGAAACCTTTTATTAATGATGAAACTTGGAAAAATTAATTAAGATATGGCCACAGAAAAAATAGACAAGGAAATAACTGACCTCAAGACCGATTGGGGAGGTTACTTGGGTAAATGGGTACAGAAGCTCATCAAGGATAACTTGATTTCCTTAAAAGATGGGAAGTTCGGTTATATTGACCAAGAGGTAGTGCCGGAGGGAAACAACTCTCACATCTATTGGAGGTTCTTCTCAGATGAGGATAGTTATCGCCAGTGGTATAATGACAAGGAGACCTATGCTGATAACGTAAAACAGTCGTTTGATTTTGTTACGGCGAAGGCTGAACTCCAGTATATTCTGAGAACTTCTATCACAAAGAGACCTAATGATGTTATCGTAAAGGGGACAGAGTGTGTTGTGGCCATCAATTACAATAGCTACTACGGAGAACCAAGCGAAAAGGATGAGGTAAGTGGAACTCTTGTAGTATCAGTGAATGGTGTTGATATTCCGGAATTGAAACAGACGCTTGAAGCTTCTGGTACGGCAACTGGCAACAATTATAATGTTGACCTGACCAACTATCTTGTGTCAGAAACGAATACCGTAAGGATTACTGTGGCTAATACGCACGGTCAAAGCAGAACTTTCGCTCTCAGTATCAGAACAGTATCTATCAATCTCTCATTTGATGCGAGTTATGTAGAGACTTCCGTAAGGGATGGAAAGTGGGCTTTGCGTGTGAATTGCCAAGGTGCGAATGCTACAGTCTATTGTAAGGTAAGTAATGGTGATGGTAGTGAAACCATGACAAAGACCATCAACAACTCATCAGGCGAGTTTATCATCGACTCAAAAGGCACTTATATAGCTGGTAAGCATGAAATTGAAGTATGGGCAGTCAATTCAGAGTATGGTATTACAACAGAGAAGATACGGACTTCCTATATCAAGAAGGGTAATATCTCTGCTATTGCCATAGGAAAAGATGCTCCTGTATCTGCTACTCAGTATTCTACAATCCAAGTACCCTATTATTTCTACCTTCCTGACAATGAGATTGGCTCTCAGGTTGCAATAGAAATTAAGGTGTTGTATAATAACAATACAGAAGAGGTGGTTCTGACAGACCAGTTATGTACCATAGATGATAATCATACATCAGGAGAGACCCCTTTGAAGGCTACTGTACCATTGGATTTGAATGACTATGCTCCAAAGATTAGTGTAGTAATATCCATTGGCGAGGTGAGTGCAACCCACGAGGTAATAATCAAGGGTGCAGGAGTTACCTTGCAGCCAGTAAGCGAATGCAAGGTTTATTACTCTATGAAGGGTAAGACAAACTCCGATAAGGGTATTGAGAACTTGGAGAGTTATTACGAAGGAGTAAGAACTTCCTATTTGGAGCGTTCTGCCAACTTTAAGTTGAATGACTATAATGGATTCCTGGATGGTAAGGGTATGACCATTGGAGCTGGAAAGTATATTATACTGAAAGACTGGCAACCATTTGCAGAGAACTTTGGTGTCAGCGGAAGCAAGAAGGGAAGAACCATTGAGATTGAGTTTGAGACAGGTATCTGTTCTGATGAGAATGCAGTTATTGTAGATTGTATGGATGATACAACTGGTTTCCGCATATACGCAAATAGAATCGAGGTAAAATGTTCTACTGATAGTGTAATGACTTACTATCCAGAGACCAAGAGAATGAAATTCTCTCTGTCTATCGATGGAACTACTACTCATACGGTCAACAATCTTGGTGGTGGTGATGCAACAGAAAAGGATGTGAACTTGGCTTATCTGTGTCTTAATGGTGTATGTGTAAGAATGTTCGATTATTCTAATGCAAACTGGAAGCAGGGAACACCAAAGGATATAGTCATAGGTTCGGATATGGCACAGGTCATCCTCTATTCTATAAGAGGATATGAGAAATCCATCAACCCTTATCAAGCCCTGGATAATTTTGCTTACGACACACCAGATGTTAATGATGTGTATGATAGCAACGGAATCTTTGATCACTATGGAAAGATAAACCTTGCTAAGCGTAATGACATTCTCAACAGTAGTGGCAATATTCATAACCCTGATGAGATTATATCCTATGAGAAGGTGAAAAAGGCGTTACCTCAATCTCCTATCATCGTATGGAATATCGACAACTTGCCTTACAACAAGAATAATGATGATGTTCCTATCAATGGTACGACCTTTGAAAATCCACTTTGGAATAAGGCTACTGATGGATGGGCACAAGCTCCTTTCACCGTAGGCGCACACATGTTTAATGCCGATGGTACATCCTCAAATGGCTACCCTCTGCCATACAAGAACTTTGCCGAGATATTTGAAACTGGCAATGGCGAGTCTGTAAATATTACCGTAGGATTGGTTGGCGAAACAGAGAACCATACACTTTACTCCATTACTGTCGGTGTAGAGACTGGTGAGAAGGAAATGGTTCACAAGGTAAACTTTGCTTCATCCGAAGGTATCTTCAATATTCATGCCATGAATATGTATCAGCAGATACTTCTTGCTTGTGCTAAAGGTAATGATTCTCTCTATACTGCTTATCAGAAAGAACAGGCAGATTTAGGTAAGGATGTAACATACAGGAAGTCTCTCAGCGGTTTCCCTGAGATAGGATTCCGAAGAACCTCAACAAGTGGAAGTGCTGCGCCTACCTTCCTCAGCATATACAATTTCATCAATAACAAATATTCTGCGTCTTTCCTTGGATTCCCTGCAAAGGACTACATGAAGGCTCAGATATGGGAGATAGATGAGAATGTCAATATGTTCAATCAGGAGGCTGGAGACTATAGCGTTGATGGTGATTCTTTACAAAAAAGTGTGCTGACTGGCATACCACTTTACTATGCGAGAGTACCGAAGAAATCGCCTACCAATAAAACAAATAAACTGGGTGTAGCAAAGAAAACTACGGATAATATCGATGCTACCAATCAGGAGCTTGCGGTAATCAAGCGTTTTCATAATTGGGTGGTTTCCACCAATGTACTCCTTGCTGAGAGATACAAGCGTGAGCATGGCGATTATGCAACGCTTCCTGCTCCGGTAGTTTATAATGGAACGACTTATGAGAAGGATAATCCGGCATACAGACGTGCGAAGTTTACTGCGGAGGCAAGTACATATACGAAACTTGATAGTGCGATATTCTATTTCAATTTCTGTCAGTGGATTATCGGTATGGATTCCATGGATAAAAACATGAGTTTAGCATTTGATACAATAACTTGGAATGAAGAATAATTATGGCAAAGACGGTAAAAGAAGCTAAGGCTGATATATTTCTGAGGGACACAGACAGCCAGTCTCTTTTTAATAACTCTGGTGTGTTATCATTCAAATACTACCATGAGTGGAATGACTGTTACAATCAGGTAACAGGTGAGACAGCACAGATTGCTGGCGAGGTCTATGACGAAACAACAAACTCATACAAACCTAATTGTCCAGAAGGTTTCTCTCCTGTATTCAATGGCAGACTGTCTGCCTTGTGGGATAATATTGTAAATTGTTTCCCTAACGAGGTGGAAGCGATGTATGTCAAGATGAGAGGAAATGGTCTTACTTATCAAGACATGCTCACAAAGTATAAGGACTTTTGGAAGTATTGGTGCGAGAATCTGTATAATGCAGATGCCTTCGGCTATGCAAACACCAACAACTTTACAAAGGCTTATGGTGACAAAGTGCAAGTGATAGACTACTTCTTTGGTAAGCGTCAGAGATACCTTGACAGTAAGTATCATTGTGGCTCGTCTGTTAGCAATAACCTTCGCTTGCGTTTATATGAAGTTGGCAGGGGCTTTGCTATCAAGCACTATCAAGCCATCTATTGTACCTTACAGTGGGGTGTAGGCAACTTTGATGATCATCGTAATATCAAACCTGGCACTTATTCGTATATGCCATTCAAGTTCTCTAATCCACAGGATGCAACTTTTGACGTTGATGATGCAGACCTTATTACAGAGTTATCAACCTATGTCAAGGGTAGCAATGGAAATTACACCATCTATGGCTTGGAAGGTCTTGGTGACTTTAAGTTTGACCTCAATATGGGCTTATTGAAAAGGCTCACAAAGTTCGTTATGAACTATACAGCATCCAAGCCAAACACGAAAGAGGCTGGAACGAGTTTTGACCTCAGTAACATGGGTATGCTGAGGCAGGTGATTGTCAGGAACGTGAAGAACCTGAAAAAGAGTATCATCTTATCCTCTGACCTCTTGGAGGAGATTGACTTCACAAATACTCCTATTACAGGTGTGACTACTCCACCTACTGATATGCTTACAAAGTTGGTTCTTCCTAATACCATCAAGGAACTCAACCTTGTTGGATATATGAACTTGCAAGTCAGTGGTCTTCAAGTGGCAGGTTACTCAAACATTGAGACTTTGCACATTGAGGATTGTCCAAACTTGGATAGCTATGAGATTGCTAAGGCTTGTTATGAGGCAGGTGCTAAGTTGAGTAATGTGGTAATAAAGGGTATTAATTGGGAAATAGACAATCTCGATACTCTCCTTTACCTTGCAAAGAATAATGCATCATTAGCAGGTACTATCAATGTTACAACAGATATGACTTTGGAGGATAAAATTTTACTCATATCTGCTTTTGGTGATATTGATAATAAAAATAATTCACTGCATATAATATATGACAAATACACTATAACTTCTGTGTCAATCACAGGAAAAAAATATTTAGATAAGACAGGTGATTATCAGTTTATGATAAAGGTAAGTCCTACAAAGGGTAATAACATAAAGGCACTTGAATGGGGCATTAGCGATAACACCTTTGCTATAATTAACAAACAGACTGGCATTGTAACAGTTGATAAGGTTGGCACAGAGTCCAATGCAGATAAAGCAACCATCTCATTGACTCTCACATTGGATGATAATAGCCAACTCACAGCTACGAAGGAAGTTTGTCTATACAAGAAGTCAATAGCATTAGGAGACTACATCTTCAATGATGCCTCGTACTCTGACCAGCTTGAAGATGGTTTATATCCTATAGCAATAGTTTTTTATATAGAGCCTACCAAGCGTGAATGGGTGTTGGCAATAACACCTAAAGATGATTCACATTCTGTCATGTGGGGACTTAGCTCCAAATCTTTCTCCTCAATACAACTTGGTGATACGAACAACCAAAGCTATAGTGTGTTTGATATTGCCAGTATAGATAATATTTCAAATACAGTAGCTATTATTGATGAAAACATTCTTGATGTGACCAATACAAGAAATGACGGCTTCAAGTCCTATGATACCATTAATACAATTAGCGACTTGGGATTCCAAACCATCACACAGATAATATATAATGAACTAAAAAGTTATCTTGATGACATTGGATTGAAGGTTGGAGATATGATAGCAAAGGGGCAATTGAATACTCTGAGAATCATGGCTCACAGAAATAGAATACTAAATGACAGTAACATTCAACAAAGTGTCCCTGTTGCAACTAAGGATTTGTCAGAGTCAACTGCGCTCACTAACTGCATAAGGGATATTGTAGCTAACCACAATAATCAAGACATATATAGTCAGTATTATTATCCACAGGCATCTTACTGCTATGCCTATGAGCCTCAAATCAAAGGAGATGTCAATGATAAGGTATCAGCACATCATTGGTTCTTGCCTTCCATTGGTGAGGTTGTAAGATTTATCTGGCATACACTGAAAGGATATAATTATGAAAACAAGTATGCTATATTCTCCAAAGGTTTTGCAGACGGAATATTTATAAAGCAAACAGGCTTGCCTTCCAGCACAGAAAATAGTATTAAGAATTTTAATACAAATCCTTCCAGATCATTTTTGTCTGTTGGTGCATCAGGACTCTATGGAAACTCCGATCCTTATAATAGCGAGTTCAATATTAGAAAAAATATAGCAAACAATTTTCGTCCAGTATTAGCTTTAAAAATTAAGTAATGATAAATAATAAAAACATAAAGACCCAAGATGTCATTATAGAAAATGACCTTGGCAGAAAGAAAATGACAATCAAGGTAGGCATGGGTAGTGAGGACTTCATTACTCTGCCTACCGCAGTCTGGAACTATGGTGCCATTGTATCAGCCCTCATCAGACATAAGTATTCAGAGAGTGAGGTTGAAGCAATAGTAAGTAACTCTCTTATGCTTATGCAAAATCCTTCAAGTGTAAGCGAGGAGGAATCCAATGAGAAGATGAATGAGTTCAATGAGTTTCAAAAGTACAGAGAGAAGTGCAAGGCAAGAGCCAAAGAACTTCTCTCCATCGGTGAGGAAATGGGGATAAAGGAAATGTAGTCCTGAGTGTATAACAAATAATAATGTATGATGAGAAATATATTAAAATTAAAATTAAACAAGCGAGACTGGATTGGTCTTGCTTGTTGGCTGCTTGTCAGTATATTGATAGGTCTTCTTGCCTTGCCAGTAATGGTAGGTAGAGAGATATACCAGTACAAGCACTACCATCTCTCTCGATTTGAGTGGGAAGATATTGTGAGGTATTCTGTCGTGATTGTACTCGGTAGTATTATTAATTACTTTATTTTTTAAACAAAATGAGAAAAATAGAAAGAAGTATTGTCCTTGTTTTGATGCCATGTCTGAATATAAGGATATAGAATAAAAGATGTCACCTACCTGAGTTGGCCTTCAGAATGCAAATATACGAATAATTTGCTTACAGATTGTTACTTTATCAAAGCTTAACTTTAAATTTTTGCTCAAAATGAATTGGTTTGAGCAAAAATTTGTAATCTCTGCCACAGATTTTGATCTTATCAAGAACGTAGAACAATTAACTATAGACAAAAGGAGGTTTTTCAATGACACAAGAACAAGAAGCCGAAGTCCAACGGTTGATAAAGAATATAGATGTTACTGAACTGATGGGAATGCTTATGAAGCATGGCAACAGGTATTCCAGGAGAATCTTGAAATTTTTTAGATGGTTCTGCAAGTATGTGCCTTTCATCATCATGTGTTTTCATGCGTATGGTATATGGGATTTTAGCCAGCATCCTCGTGAAATGTTTATTCCTTATGAAGAGAATTTTCCCTGTTATCTTTTTATTTATTTTATGGTCTATATTCTTCCGATGGTGACTATTCTGGCTAGTAGATTTTTCTTTTTGTGCTGGTGGTATAGAATACCTTTTTACTACTTTTTTGGTATCAATGCAGCTCACATTGTTGAGTGGAACTGGTATACCACTAAATCTATGGTAGATTCTTGCTATACGGTGATGGCTATAACAGCTATGTTCTATCTGTATGCTTTTACAGATATGATTATCAATAGAACGAAGATAGGAAGGAAAATTTGCAAATAATAAAGAAATACGGAGATAATAAGAGAAAAACAGCGAATTATGAAGAAAGTACTGAATTATGATACCCTGGGATGGGCATTGAAATCATTGAGTGATGCATGCTTTAAGGCTGCAGAGCAGCAGAAGAATGGGGAGAAGATTACGGCTTGTGGAATGACCGATGATGATCTGGACAATCTTTGTGAGCAGATTCCTGACATGCTGAACCCTTATATGACTGCCGGGCAGGTAAAGAAGGAGGCTCATATCAGCGAATCTACTCTAAGAAGGGCCATTGCAGATGGGGAGCTGGAGAGTGTAGGGAACGCTGGGGATCATTCTCATTTCTTTAAGAAATGGGATGTTAGGGAGTTTATCAAGAAAAGATTGAAACGAAACAAGTAGAAAAGGAGAGAGGCGAGAGATTGCTTCTCTCTTTTTTTGGAATTAAAACATACAATTTTTGCCTTAAATTATATACAATTATATACAATATTTTTGCGAAAATATATATACGATGGTTTTGATATGGGTCTATGTCATGTTAAAACGTTGATAATCAGTTGATAAAAGAATTTTTGATAGAGTTGTTAAAGAATTTGCCAGTTCCTCGTATCTTTGCACACGTAATCGGTTACATGTGTGAATAAACAAAATGTACAACTTTTATTTCTTGAGTAATTATGGCAGAAGAAGTAATTAAGACTACCTCTTGTTGCAACGATGCAATGATGGGTGGTTTGCTTGGAGCGATGGCAAATCGTGACAACAACAATCCTTTGGCAATGGCGGCTATGATGCGAGACCGTGACGATGCCGACATGTGGAACAATCCATTTGCCTACATGATGATGATGGGTGTGATGAAGTGGATGTATGGTGACAACTGGAACAACCGTGACAATGGCGCAGATGTGCAGCGTGCAGAGATTCAGAGCCAAATCGAGAGCTTGCGTAACCAGATGGCAGACAATCAGAATAGCAACTTGCTGATGGGTGCCATCCAGGGTAACGGCAACGACCTTAAGATGTTGGCAAGCAATCTGAACTGTGACTTCAACGCCTTGCAGAACTCTATCTGTGGCATCCAGGCTGGCATCCAGCAGCTTGGTGGTCAGGTAGGATTCTCGGCAGAGCGAGTAATCAACGCCATTTCGCAGGGTAACTTGCAGATGACAATTGCGCTTAAGGATTGCTGCTGCCAGACTCAGCAGAACATCATCAAGATGGGGTACGACAACCAGCTTGGTCAGAAGGACATCGTTAACCAGATGCAGCAGGGCTTTAGCTATACCAACACAGGTATAGAAAGAGCAGCTTCGAATCTCGGTTTCCAGCTGCAGCAAGACAAGTGTGACGTCATCCGTGCAGGTGAGAACAACACCCAGCGCATCATCGACACCTTGACAGGCCATTGGAGTCAGGAGCAAGCCAACGAGATTCAGGACTTGAAGTTTAAGAACTCTCAGTTGCAGCAGAACATCTACCTTGCCAATCTGATGAATTCCGGTTGCGGATGTGGCGCAGGCGTAGCAGGTGGCTATCAGTAAAAAAGTAAAGAATGAAACAGAAGCGTAGTGGTATGAACAAGATTTCTCCAGTGGGTTTGGCTACTACAGCATTGGTAGCCAACCAAGTTTCAGTCTTAGCTACTTACAATGAGAAGCTTTGCAGACCTTATTGCGTGAATGGCAGCGTGCAGCCACAGGCAAGCATAACTTACAGCTATGAGCAGCCTATCCTGAATGGTACAACGGTGTTTGTGCCTATCGTGGCAACAATCTCCATCATTTCGCCTGTAGTAGGCAACAGAAACATGATGAGAGCACAGCCGTTGATTTACACGGAAAGATGGGTAGCAGCCTTCCAAGGGCAGACAGCACTGCCAACGGCTGTAACTATCGCCAGTGTTGGCAGAACGCAAAAGGCTAACGATGTGGTATGCGGAAAGGCTAGAGGCCTGAGCATATTTGACAGTCTGACCGTAGCATTGACTACTGCTTAGTATCATTATAGAGGGAAATGGTGGATGGTGTGTAAGCCATCGTTTCCCTCGCATTATCCATTTAAAACGATACGATTATGATATTCAGAGACTTGAAGGCTGGATTTCCAATCTATCTTTTTGATAGAGCCAGCAGAAAATTTAAACAAGGTAAGGTGACGACCAATCCATGCCCTGACTTTGAGAATGGCAAGCAGAACGTAATGGCTGCTATGCCTGGAATGCCTAATTATGGGGCAAGGAACGTGAAAGTAAACGTGCAAACTGAGGATGGCAAGCAGTCTATCTACTCGGTTGTAGATACTGAGCAAACAGCATACAGCGACACCCTTGTAATCTCTTGTAGTAAGGAGAGTATCATCAACGAGGTGAACGCATTGAAGAACCAAGCCAATGACATCATCAATAAAATGCCGGACTTCGAGCAGACCGTAAAGGACTGTGACAATCTCCTTTCAGAACTGGACACAACGTTTCGTGACCAACAGAAAACAAACGAAAGACTCAACCAGATGGAAAACAAGTTGGACGAGATTTTCAAATACGTCAAATCACAAAAACAAGAATGATATGAACTTAGTAGAACTTATCACAAAATATCAGAGTGACGCCACACCGGAGCAGATGGTGAAGGTAACCAAGATCATCGGCAAGTTTGTGGCTATGCACGCTACGGAAGAAGACCTCCTGAAACTCTACAAGGAGATTTATGGGGTTGTGGGTAACGGCCACTTCAACGACTTCTTTGCTGAGGCTCAGATCAAGAAGATGGTGTTTGAGGATGACAAGGAGGTAGAGCATCGTGCTCCTTACTATACCATGGCCAAGACGCAGGAAATCTATGAGACGGTGAAGGACGAGATTCGGCCATATAACCAATGGGATTTTGCCGTGGTGCTGAACATGATCTACTCTGACAACTATAATCTGATGAAGAAATGGTTCCCGGAGGACAGCGAAGAGCAGTTGATGGATAAAATGGTGGATCTTGCCGTAAACTGGCTGAGGGATGATGATAACCCTTATGGCCATTGTAAGGCTTGGGGGTACTTCAATCACTAAATTATTTCCATAATGACCTAAGATATATAAAAGAAAACTATCAGAAGAAGAGAATGCAGGCGGAAAATGGGCTTGTGTTCTCTTTTTTCGTATGAAGTTGCGCAACTTATCACAGAGAACTGGGAATGATGGCTTATATTTGCATCGTTTCCATAACGGAGTGGGGACGGATAAATGAAAAAGAAAATGAATGATATTCGAGGTTACTTAATTGGGACGATATGGACTTTTCTGAGTCTGCTGGTTCCCATCAGGGATTTTATGATTGCCATGATGGTATTATTTGGACTGAACCTGGTGTTTGGCATCGTGGCTGCAGTGTTTAACGGTGAAGAATGGAGCTGGAAGAAATTCGGAATGTTCTTTGTATGCTGTGCAGTGTTCTTCGTGACGGTGGCAGCATTGTTTATTATCGGTCATTTCTTGCATTCTGATACAGAGGCTCTGTTTTGCGTGAAGTGGGTGTGTATAGCTGCAACCTATCTGTTCACGACCAACATATTGAAGAACCTGAGACGGATGCTAGTGTCAGATACGCCCTTTTATAAACTTGTGGACTATGCTTATTATGCGCTGACACTTGGATTCGTAGAGAAATTCCCGATGTTTAAGAGATACCAAGAATATAAAAACAATAAAGAAAATGGAAATGAAGGAAATAACTAAGGAGCAGATACTGAAGATTATGCCGAATGCGAAAAAGAGGGTAGATAAATATTTGCCTTATTTCAACAAATTGGCAGAGAAGTATCACATCAATACAAAATTACGATGGGTACACTTCCTTGCCCAGATAGCGCATGAAAGCGGTGAACTTCTTTATACCCATGAACTAGGAAAAAACTCTTATTTCACGAAGTATGAGAAGGGATCACTTGGAAAGATGCTTGGCAACAGGCATAAGGGCGATGGTGCCAAGTATAAGGGCAGAGGCTTCATCCAGTTGACCGGCCGAAGTAACTACTCAATATTCCAGGTCTACAGTATGCAGCCTGTGTTGGAGCATCCGGAGTTGCTGGAACAGCCGGAACTTTGCGTTGACGTATCGATGTGGTTCTGGGAGGCGCATGGGCTGAACGAACTGGCTGATGCGGATGATGTGTTGAGAATTACGAAAAAGATAAATGGAGGCACAAATGGACTGGCGAGTAGAAAGAAGTATCTTGCCAGGGGTATGGTTGCCTTATAAACAGGATAGCTTATGAAATCGAAACATTTAATTATCTACCTGTTCGTTTGGATAGCTTATTTCTCAATGTTGTTTCTAACGAGTTGTAAGACGAAGACTGTAACGCAGGAACATTATATTACGGACCAAACAAAGACCAAAAGTTCGGATGCCTCCTGGCAGGAGCGATTTATCTCTGCTTTTGAGCAGATGGCAAATAGCAGGATCCAGTCGCACGAAACATCTGTCAAGGAAACTTCCCATACAAAGGATAGTACTTCAACCACTGTAGACCAGTATGGAAAGCCTATCAAGACAGAGTCATGGCACTCTGTTGTGACCAACAGGAACACAAAAGAGGTGCTGAGGCTAAAGGATTCCATTAACATCATATCTAAGAAGGTAGATAAATATCAACTTCTAATGGTTAAAAAAGATTCGCTGATACGGTTAAAGCAAGACTCTATTAACATTATGAGGCGAGAACTAACCAAGAATGAGCAGCGACTTGTGACTATAGGGAAGGTAAGTCTTGGCGCGTTAATAGGTATTGTCATGGTCATCACTATTCTTGTTTGGTTGTGGCATAGAAAGAAATAAGGCTTATGAAAACGATAACTATAAAAATAGTGAAAAAGAGCGTGATGGGTGTGGTAGATGGACTATCTGCCACCATTGCGCAGCATAACCCGGAAGTGGACTTCCAAAGCGTATGGGCCAGTGATGCAGAAGAGGCTAAACTGGATATATACTATAGGGAGGCGATAACCGACTTAGAGAATTTTCTTGCGAGGTTTTCTTCTTCGACCACACAGAAGTTTGATTTGCAGGCTCTGGCTGATGATTTCTCTATCAATATAGTGACACTTGCTTCTTGGCCGCCAAGGTTAAGTGGTGTGCTGAGCAATCAGATTCAGAACTATCTTGTGCATGCAATCCTTGCCGGGTGGCTGAGCGATTTTCCGGATATGGCTCATACGGACTATGCCAGTATGGGAGCGAGTGACCTTGATGCCATTAAGGAGATTTTGTTAAAGAAAGACTTTAGCTTTGCTGAGGCTGAAAGAAAAGCCGATGATACAACGAAAGAAGGCTCTTCAGCCAGCGATACATCAGTCAGAGCAGTGGACCTTAACGAAAAGGCTGGTTCTTCTCCTATGGCTTCGGCAAGAAGTGGGGATGAAATAGGTAAGCAGAAGAATGCGCAGGCAACTGCCGGGCGGTCTGTAGATGCTGAGGCTAAAAGTCAGAATGAACTGGATGCTGAGGCTCGAAATGTGGACGAAGTAGATAAGGATGGCCAGAGTGGGCCGAAAGGGTCTGAGCGCAATCAGGACTTCGTTTCGCAGCATTTTCATCAGGATCGTGTAGACTGGAGCGGAGGCAGGCCACCTTATGAACTGAGGTAGATTTATTAATCATCTAAATATTTCGAAATATGGATAGTAAACTAATTACGTTGAAATTTAGCATGGAGCAGGTATGTAATGACATATTGGCCCGATGCTATGTGTTGAGCCAGGGACTGGTAGATGATGCCCAGAAGGACATCAGAGCCACTATCGAAAGCCCAGACAGTAAAGAGACTCGCAGTATTATTAATCGTGCAGTAACAGAAGCCATCGGCAATATCAAGGTGGCAGCTCAGCGTTATCTGACCTCAGGTAGAGTTGAGGATAACAACAATCTGGAGCGACTTGTGAAGGGTACGAAGAAGTATGTGTACACCGATAATAACAACGGCACATGGACTGAGGTTGTGACCACAAGCATCATCGGCCAGGAAGATGAGGAAGTGACTTCTACCGTAACCAAGGCTGGCGTAGACCGGGAGGAAAGTATCTATGAGACTGTTACCCTGAAACTGGAGATTCCGAACTGGAACGTGGCTGTGACGGATGCGCTTAAGAGCAATATGCATCGGTATATGGTTGACTATACGATGAGTCAATTTTTGCAGGATCAGTATGCAGACAAGGCTGGACAGTATGGGGAGAGTGCTACAGCAGACTTCAATAATATGAAGAGCAACCTGTTAAGCCGGGATAACTATACTTTGAGACGGCCGAGCTTTACCTAATGAAACTTTTTTTCCTTCTTTCGTTTTAGGTGTGTTTATGGAAAGAGCCTTCGCTTCGGGATAACTCCTGATTTGCGAAGGCTCTTGTTTTTTTGACATGGCTTAGAAAGTCATGGAACGGTGGTTTTACTGTTAGAACTTGCTGAAACGCCTGATGATTTCGAGGCGCGTATCAAAGTATTGATTCGTTGATTTCATCTTCAGGTATAGGGCGATGCGGAAGAAACGATAGCTGTGAGTAGCCATGTAGCTGGACTTCATGCCGCCCAAGCGACCGATGTAATGCCAATTCTGATTATCATTGCTACCATATAACCACATGATTGGTATGCTGCCAGACGTGAGGGAATGGATATATCCTGTAATGGAATCAGGTACGTTATCTTCATCGAACTTAAGTGTACGAGTAACTATGATACCATGATACTCTGTTGGATCTTCGTAATCGTAACCCTTATCAAGCACCATCACGCTGCCATCCCTATATTGTATGTAGGGGTGAGGGTAGGAATTGATAGCCGTAAGCACATTTTGTATAAGAAAAGTGCTCCAGGCATTATCCTTGATAGAATAGCAGAGGGCCACCGTATCAGCCGTAGAGGCTCTACTCGTCTGCGTAACATCCAGGCATAAGATGCGAGAGTTTTTGTAATCGTAGATAACCTGACAATGCTGGAAGAACTCTATTGGCGATGAAGTAAAATCTATGAGTTGACGCATCTGAGCCTTGATAGTCTTGACAGATTCGCTATCCCCTTCTGCATCAACGAAGAAGTTGAGGAACTTACCTAGGCTACCGGAAATGTTGAAGCCGGGACCATCTAAGACATCGGACATGGAAACCACCTGTGACTCTGCTATGCGACTGAGGGAGCGGTTTGTGGCGAAGATAACAGACTGGTCTAACTGTGTGATAGACTTCGGATTGCTGCATACCTCGCGGCTGATGGGGTGGATGCTGCTATAAGTGCCTTTGGAAGAGACTTCCATCGCCCAGATACCATCGGTAGAGAATGCCATTAATGGGTACTGACCGAACTGACCCTGTGAGAGCGCACGCGTGGTGGAGGCTATACCCTGTATAGTTCCGATACCTACGGTGTTGATGCCGTTAAGAGGGAAAAAGAAGGGATTGTCGGACTCGGATGTGTAAATCTTGGACGGCATATAAACGACATTATCAACGGAGTAAGTAAATTCACTAACCTCATATTTACTGTAATCAGATGTAAAGAAACTGAGATGCATGGCTCCATTGATTTCTGCACACTCGGTGAGAGGGAAGGAGTAGATATGCGAAGAATATTGTCCGCTGGTATTTTTTAAGGTACAGAAGAACACCATCTTTGTAGCGCGAGAGTCTGGATAGAATTTCATAGAGTTGAACAAGCCAGCTCTGTTTATGTTCTGTATAGATACGTTCTTTTCTACAATCTTCTGCCCCTCGGCAGTTTCTATGACTGTAACGATTTTGTTTATACTGAGTTGGCTTTCAGAACTATCGAGATTTACGAAGAAGCGGCAGCCCTCAGGGAACATAGAAAGTCCAAAACCATCAAAAAGAGTCTCGGATATTCCGTAGACATTAAGTCGGTGGTTGTAGACGTAAGCACCTTTGGCGGTTATAAGGTTGTGGCTTTTGTAGTCGTCCTTCATCTGCTGCTGTAGCGAAACGTTGGCTATTACTGATTTGTCAACAGGCAGGTTTGTGCTAACAGCCGGAAAGTTACTGATGCTTTCCAAATCGAGCGATGCGATCTTGAAGAAGGAAGATGTATTACGTATCTTCTGGCAATAGTTCTCATCTGTCAGTGATGGTATCTCAGCAAGAGACACGTTGTGAAACCCGCCTTTATAAATATATGCACCACTTGATGGCGCATACGAAATAATCCAGTCCTGATCAGGGCACACGTTTCGCATTGTATAGTCGACAGTCTTCAACACAAACTTATTAATACGCTGAGAGCTGTCTGTCTTGGTAATGGGCGGTGTGATATACACATCTATGGACCGAACAATGTTTTTCCATTTCTGCAGCTCGCTAAAGACATCTCTCTGGCAAGCATACATTAAAGCGACATTACGAGGCTGATACATCAGGACGTTATTGCTTGCAGTAAAGGAATATTCCTTTCCGTAAGCATCTTTTCTGTTATACTTTAATGTGTCTGTATACAACTGAACCTTTGATGCACTCACCACTCTTCCAAAGTCGTCGTACTTTACGTCGCTGGCATCAATAGCAGTATCATCATTTCGTGGTGTTTTCGTGCCAGCCCACGACACGACATTCATGTTATATACCCTGTAATTGTTTGGTATGAGTACGGGCATAAGAACGGGAGCAGAGTGCAGAATAGTAGAGCCGTCATATAGACGATAACAATAACGCACCATAAAATTGGCATAGAAACGTCCGTTCTTTGCGATGAGGCTGTTTGTACGATTGATAAGTGCCCAAATGCTTTCGGTTAATTCAGCCTGTTTCTCCAGTTTAACGTCAGCAACGGCATCTCCAGGTTTATACGCTTTGCTTTCTACAATATTCAAGAGATTGCTTACATTCTCCGTTGATACCTGGAAAGCAACCGTAAATCCATCTGCCGAACCTGTAATATCTATTCCACCTGTTTCGTAATTTTCGGGTTGGTCTTCTTTACTGAGAGAAAAAAGAATCCTCATGAAAGGTGGCTTCTGTCCCAAGTATTCGTATTTATCTTTGAGCCATACAGCGTAGTGTATGCCATCGGTAGCCACGATGATGAGGGTGTTGCCGATGGAGTTGATAGAGATCACGGTGGATTCGTAGTCGAAGGACTTGATAGGTGTGGACGAGCCTAAGGTGCCATCCTGCATGAACCAATAAATGGAGGATGAGGCTATGGCTATGAGGTGGTGGTAACTGCCAGTTTCGTGTACATAAAGAATCTTAGCCACTACACCATTAATGGTGAGTGGCTGAGAGAGGGGTGTTCCTGTGACAATAGAAGGGCGCAATGCGCCATCATGCAGCTCAAGATTGCCGCAGAGGGATAGCGCACCATTTTCTACTGCCATTTCATCAGGAGTTAGGCTGAGGCCTTTGTATCTAATTGATTGTTGCATATTTCTTAATGATTAATATTTTATTATCGACAATGCTCGCTGTCGGCCCTATTGACGATTGCTAAAGCTGGACAACTGACGCCATCTACATTGAGATTGATGGTTTCATTAGCCGTAACCAGTTCTATCAGCTTAGTACCAGTCGGGATATTCGGTATATAGCTAAGCAAGAAACTGACGGTAGAAACATTACTGGCATGGAGCTGCCCCTTACGGCCAGACAGTTTGATGCATACATTTTTAGCTTCTAACTCCGGTGTGGACTTGATGACATACATCTGCTTACTTGGATTATAAAAACAGAAACAAATCTTATCACCCGGATGGAGATCCAGCAGTTTGCAAGGACTAGACCTTAGAGTGATACGCCCATTCAGATTAAGGGCAAGTCCTCGCTTCTGAACGCGAGGACGATTGAGAATAATGACATCATTTGTTAGCATCATGATCTGTAGGTTTGTGGAGCCAGAAACGGAAATAATCGTTTTCGGCATCCTGGTTGCGTACTTTTACATATTCTCTGGTAACATAGAAATGCTTCTTGCTGAGAGTAGGGTTGAGGTTATAATCATTCAACATCATGGCTGGCTCAACTCTTCCATCGAAGGAAATCTCGTACCAGTAGCGATGGAGAAAGAACCATGGCCGAAGACGGACCTCCTGAATGGTGGTGTAATTACTCTTGTCTGCCCGGCACGGTACGATGCTCCAGCTACCATCCTGCCAATGCTCTGTGGTCACTTCTCCACTTGGTGCCATTTCATGTTTCTTGATGATGGATTTTTGTATTTTGACGAGAAGGCAAACATCAGCCGTGAAAACTTTAGCCATCTTGCCATGGCAGAGCATGACGAAACGGCCTTTCTTATCAGGAAGTAGGCTACGCTGTTTGCCCGGCTTATTGATGACACAGACGGTGGAGAGGTACTTATGTCGAGCCATGGAGAGAAAATCGGGCAGTTTCGCCTTTTCGTGCATGCGGTCGATGACCTTCTGAACCTTTTTGAAGTTTTTCTCAGCCTGAGTCTCATGAATAGTGACCGGAGATTGAGGTAACTGATCTTTTCCCTTTTGCTCACGGATCTTCTTAACGTTTTCACGAACCTGCTTCTTAGAAGGTATTTCCAGAAGATGCCCCGTTTTTTTATCAAGTCTGTATCTTGTTTTTTGATTATCCATAATGAGTAGTCTTTAAATGTTGCCAGAGTTGAGGCAAATGATTTCGAAATGATGATTCTCGCAGATGTCGTTGCCGTTGGCCATACGATGATTGAAGGAGCAAGGGATATGCTTGTTGTAAAGATCACACTGGAAGCAATGTTCAGGCACTTCTTCCTGTTCTTTGCTGTCTCCATTATCAGTTGCAGGCATCTTACTTTGTACTGCTCTGACAACACGGCCAAAGTGGTCATAAAGTTGACCGGGAACGATACAGGTTGCCTCACGGAGGGATGGGAGATTGTAACCCATCTTACGGATAAACCAGAGGCGTAGGTAAATGATTAAACGTTTCAACTTCTTCATATATGATTGATGTTATATATTAATAATGTGGGTAAAGGTACGAGAAAAATGAGGATAAAAAGTGATAACTTGCGCAACTTAGCTTGTTGAGAACCAACTTGCGCAAGAATTGTCAGTGATTACTCGGTTTTACCGTCCTTCTCTTTCTGCTTGTTATCAGTGGAAGGCTCATGCTCGAAGACATCAAAAATCTTGGTCTCGCTGAGACTCTTCAACTCATAGTCGATCATGGTCTTGCCCATGACCTCATCTACATAACGCTTGGCACGCTCGATGCTCTTGGCTTGGATAAGGTAGTTGACATAGGTACGCTTCTCCTTATCTGTTTTCTCATTAATGGTGATGAAAGCCAAACGAGCCTTGTACCAAAGATCATCGTCATCAATATCAGAGAAGAAAATCTCGTTGTAGTTGGCTGGGTTGATGTTTGCAACCTTAAACTCGCCTGAGACATAGACGGACATGTTATCGATGATGCTTGCTTCTGCCTCGGTGAAGGAGAGGGCATCAACAACATACAGCTCGTTTACCAATTTCTCGCTTCCATCCTCCTGGGTCTTCTCATAGCGTACCTTGCACTCGAACCATGTGCTTGTACGAGAGCGGAGGGAAGAACAGTTGCCTATGCCAATAATCTTTTCGGCAATGGCTTTATCTACTTTGACTTTTAAACTTTCTGTTTTCTTTTCCATAATCTTAAGAATTTAAATTGTTATTAATAATTTTGTCTACCTCTTCCTGAGGTAGCTGTTTTCCGTCTTTGCCAAGATATTCCTTGCAAAGAAAATACATGGTGCCAGGATGGTCGGGATGGCGGTAGTGGTCATTCAACTCTATATTGGCAAGCTGCTCATCCGAGGAATTAAAGATAGAACGAGCCTGATGTGCTCTTGGCATACGTTCCATGACGTGGTACTGGATGATGTAGCCATCTTTCTTTATCTGCTCGTCTTTGAGACGTATGAGCATCTTATCTATCTTGGCTTCTTTCTCCTTGATAGTCTTGAAGAGAGAGTTGACCAACTCCTTGTCGGGCTGTAGCTTCTTCTTCTCTTGGAAATATTGGATGGTTGAGGCTCTAAGTTCTGCCACCAGAAGGAAAAATCTTCCGTTGTCGTTCTGAGGGACATCATTTCCGTCTGCCTTCATGATGATGCCATCGACACGCTTTTCAAGTTCGATGGACTGGCGAAGCATCTTCTTATCGCGGTGTGCCCAATATTCCTTTTCTGTTGTTCGCATAGCTGAAACCAGCTTGCGAAAGGATAATACTGATTCTTCACTCATATCTTATTTGATACCTAAAGTTTGTTTAACTTTTCTGATGCGCTCCTGCTCCTTTGGGAGGAGGTTGCCTTTTTCGTCTATTCGGCAGAGGAGTCTGAGATTTGGCTTAATGGTAATCCACTTGTGAAGACCATCGTGCTCACGCTTTATCTGTCGAAGTTGGGCTTCTTGCAGTCTTTCGTGCAAATGCTGCTCATGACGAAGTTTATTGATTTCGTTCTGTATTCTGTCCATTGGCTAATTTTCTGCTGCAGGGATTAAATCGTATAATGAATCCCATTGTTCTTTTCCTACATATTCAAGTGCTTTTTCTACATCTTCAACACGAACAAAATCAAAGTCCATTTTGTTTGGCATATTGCTAATAAATGTATAGTCTTTAGCACATGATTGCATGTATTCCTTAAAATGCTTCTTCTCTTCCTTAGAGAGGTATGAAGGACGATTGACAAGTTGCTGTTCGAAGTGATTAAATGATACCACAAATTTATCCTCAATTCTTTTTTCGATAGAAGTGAATGAGCGAATTGCTTCATCTATTTTCTTTAAAGACTTATCTTGTCCCAAATTGAAATCTGCAAGTTCCACCTTGATCATTGATAGAGCTTCTTCCGTATCTTTCAAACGAGATATTTTGGTGTCGACGGCATCGGAAGCAGAAGCTAATACCTTTAGAGATTTCTCTAGGTTATCATCATTTTTCTTGATAGCCTCTCTGTATGAGATAAGTTCATCACGCTGATCTGCGATAATTCGCATCATACGCTTGTTTCTGTCATCGAAGCGAACCTTGAAGTTCTTGTCTCTTAGCGTGCAAGAGACGATGCCAAGCGTGATAACAAAGACCACGCTGAGGCAAATAATTAATGTTATTGATACATACATAATTTATAATGTTTAAAGTTCTATTACTTCTGCTTTGTCGGCAGGAATGTCGTAGTAAGGGATGGAATATCCTTTGTCCTTCATTTCGTCTGGGAGATAGCAGCGGTAGTATACTCCGTAGAAGTTTTGCCATTTTTCCTTGACTGTGAGTATTGTTCCAGCCGGAAGCTCAGGCTTCGGCTTAAATGAAGAACGAGGATAACATCCTGACTCATGCTCATCTGCAGCGCAACAAGATGAGGATTTCCATTGCTCTAATTCTTGTTTAATAATTCTCAACTGTGATAAAACATGCTCTGCATTGATAAACTTGGAGCCAGAAATATTTAATGCGGATTCTATCTCAAGGATGAGCATATCAACTCTTAATTTGACTTTTAACTCTTTCATACGCTATACTTCCATTTCTGAGTTTAGATCAAGGAATAAGAGAATATGTTGTAACTCATGCAAATATTTGAACTTGCATAAAGGTACACCTCTCCAATTCATAGTCCAATTCGTCACATTTTTCCAGATTTCATAACAATCATTTTCTATATGTTGGTAAATATGGCTATGATTGACTACTTGCCTATAGCCGTTCTTCTCTAGTATGGAAGGAGTAAGAGGGATAGGAACAATATCCTTCACCCATGCACCACAGTCACCAAATAGGAAACCTTGATCATGAAAGGTCTTTCCTTTTATGTTGGAAAGAGTGACGGAACCTCTCAGTATAGTGAATTCATTTCCATCTTTCACTATTTTCTCAGCATTACTTTCTGTGACTTGGTAAACGATTCCCTTTTTGGTTCCGATAGGAATGCCGTTTGTCATAACCAGATCACCTGGTATATAAATTGTCTTTTCCATTTCCTTAATTTCTTACTTTGTTATATTGACCGTTCTTTTTGATGGACCAGCGATAGAATCGCATGGAATGGTGGTTTTTACCCCATTCTTCTTGTTTTCAAAATAATCAAACGTTTATTGCGTTTAACTATATCTTCTAACTTTTTCATATCAGATAAATACTTATCCACAGTCTTCGTTGTCCTTTTCATTAGCTACTTATTCACTTTGACTAAATTTTTGAGTTTATTGAAAGCTTCATAGTCTTCCTTGCTGATTTCTATGCAGTTGTCGAACTGGATAGTTGCAGGATCAGCTATCTCTGAATATCCTTCATTAATCGCCTTGAAAGCCTCCATAAGAGGGAACAATGCTGAGCCATCATCCTTCATAAAGGTAAAGTCACTCAAGTTTCGGATTTAGAATTGGCGATTAAATTTATTGCATAAAAAAGGCTTTG